CACCCACTCCCGAAACATTCTCCCATCTTCAGTTACGACAATGGCATAGTTGACACCAGTGCGATGAACTGTTCCTTTATCTCCAGTTCTAGCAGACATAACAATATCACCCTCAGAAATCACATCATTCTGACGATGTGCCTGACGGAGTGCTTGTTCTCTAAGTTGCTTAAAGTTTTTCATTTAAAATTAGCGGGCAAATTTGCCTGTATCTCTTGCATAAGAGCACGGCAATCATTATCATTCAGTGCTCTGGGTATACCAGAACGAAAAGTTTTAAAGTCACCAGCAAATGCTGCGCGTCTCATTTTTGTTCCTGAAATAGCGAAGGTATCGCCATCAGCATCTCTACTTCCAGAAGATTGAATATCAATTTTTCTGAATGAGAAATCCTTTCCGTTATATTTATGGAGGAACTGCATGGCGCTCACTCTATCAGAACCCACAAGGAATACTACCTCATTATACCCTGCTAGCATAAGGTCTTGCAAGATAGCGACAGGTTGTTTGGGTCCAGAATGAATCTTTCCTCTATGTTCTGGAAACATTTTTTCCATATAGAAAAGTTTTCTGTCTGGTGGTAATGGATTGCTACCTTTCTTGTCTACAGTTTGTGAAATATAAATGCGATAGTCATGAGAACCTGCTGCTCTTTTTACACCAGCAAAGTTTTCTTTATGACCTGTAGTAGGTGGTTGAAACCTACCAAAAGTAAAGTAGCAAGTATTACAATTTAACGCCATTGCTTCTGTAGAGTGAAGTTATTGTATGCAAACTCCATACGGTTGACAAACTTAATCATATCACCATCTTTATGAAGGACATATCCTTCAGGAGTTGTGACCTTATATCCTTTCTCTGTCTGGACATAGGTCCGGAACTCTTCCAGGTGGTCAAGCTTATCTATAACCATTTGCTTCACTGTCTGTAATTCTTTATACAAAGAAAGCATTGATTTAAACTTGTATACATTATCTACAACATAGTTCTGACTGTTATATACAAGATTTCTTTTTGCTGTTAGGTTTGCAACTGTCTTAATTTTTGCAAGTTCTTTCTCCATCTTATCGCCATAGAAATTAAGCATGTCATACATTGCTTCATCTACATTTCCAATACCACGAGCATTCTTAATTTCATTGTTAAAGAACTGTTTTAGATAAGATGCAATATGAAACTTCTTATCTCCAGTAGTACCAGTAAGAACTACCAGTTCATCTAAGAAATCTCCACAGATCTGACACATGCGTTCAATCTTAGTAATATAACTATCAAATTTTTTCATCTCAGTTGAAGTGAATCCAACTTTATTCATGGGAGTATCATTTTTTATGACTAACGCATCAGTAGATCCATTAACATCAGCTCCAGCAAGTGCTTGCATAGATTGAAAGTCATCACCTTTGTAGTGTGTATGAAATACTACTCCAATTTTTGACCTACCTGCTGCCTGTCCTATAGGATGATCTACGGGAATGCCATACGTAATAGTATTAGGTCTAAATGTATACAGTTTTTCGCCATTAATAGTTTCAGTTTTTACTGTTGAGTCAGTAAACATTAAATCTCCCTGCACTATCCCCTTTATACCTAAGGCAGCAAAATATTTCAAAGAGAATTTTAATTTCTCTGCTAAATCTCCTTCATAATACATGTCAACATCAACATCCGTATAGCAAATCTTTGGTGTTTTGGCAAATACTGATTTAGTTCCAACAAAAAACATCCCACTATTAGGATCAGTACCACAAATAATAGACGGAGCACCATCCCATTTGGTTTGCATAAAACCACCACTCTCTTCTTGACCTAACATCTTGCGAAGTTCTTTAAGGAAAGACACAGCAGCTTTACAACCCTCAACTCCATAGTTAAGCATCTCATCTTCCAGATGTTCTAGATGTTTTAGTTGTTTAATATTTGCCATTAGTCGTTAAATACCGTCTCAATACTTTCACCCTTCATCTTATATCCCGACTGTAACTTATCTGGATATACACGATCTGGATCTGCAGCAGATCCTTTATCAGAAGTGTTTCTAATATTAAATGACATATCTAAGAGAGGTGTTTTTAAATTAATGTTTACTCTCTTTGCACCACCAGTTTCACCACCATATGATACTGATACATTACTAGCAGTAGATGCTTTATTTAAAAATGCCTCATCAATTTCTAAATGTTTTATCTTACCTTTGTTTAGATGGACATAATGAAATCCATACCCCAATGATCCCTTAATAAGTTCTTTTAGTAATCCCCTATCATATGTCGGAGAAGAATCAAGTACCTTAAAAGATCTATTGCCTGATTGATACTCATTAAAAGTTTGACATAACAATTGCTCATTCAATCCAAACGTTTTCATTAAAGCTTTTCCAGCAACAGTTTCAATTTTAGATGCCTTTACTTGATCAACTGGGAAAACCTCTTTCTTTAATCCAAGATTAGATAAGTTCGTAGTTCCACTCATCTTCAGTGAAAGATAATACTTATGTAATGGTTTTCCTTTACATTTAGATTCTAATGTTAAGTCAGTAACTGTTGCACCAATATTATATCCCGTTGATGGTGAAGCATTTCCAATTTGCCAATGTCCATTGACAATCTTCATAGGTCTAGGTTTATTCTCCGCACCTTCTGCGATTACTCTCACCGCAATACAATCCTCAAGGTGGTAATGTTTTACAAGACCGTAAATAAAATCTTTATATTTGTTGTTTGCTAAGTCATCCGGATTTTCAATCCAGTCATTGATACCTGATTCTAATTGCCCTTCAAATAAATTACCTCTATTACCTGTACCACGATTACCTCTACTACCATCACCAAAGTCAAAATTGAGAGAAGTTAGTTTTAGTTTTCTTTTTAGTTCTGCTTTAGTAAATTCTGTTTGCAATGCTCTAGCAATTTTTACTGCTTTTTTATTAGTCGGATTAAAAGCAATAGGGTTTTCCATGCCATATGTATTGACAAGATAATTCCACAACCTCAATGCTTCTGCAGCTGCAGCATTATCCATATGCTTTACAGCAGAACCTGCATCTGAGAAAGTAGATGGTATAAGATTGTATGCCATAAAAAACCTCCCGTCTAACTATTTAGATGGGAGGTTCTTGAGATAATATTTTTCACTTTGATAAGGATGTGTTTGTCCTGACCATATTTTATATCCTTCTTGGAGTTCTGGCAATAACCACTGGTCCACCCGAACACATTGATCCCAATTAGCAGGGTGAGAACAACTCACAACCACCACAGTAAAGAATGCTCGTAGGTGGATCCAAAAGGTAAGCATTATTACTCAGTAAAATGTTTATCCAGAACTTCAATACGTTCTTCTTCGTGTGCAATGATATCAAGTTGTTCTTGAATTGCACCGAGAACATCAGGGTGTTCACCAATACCTACAGGGTTGTGCAGGTATACTTCTACATTCATTTTTGCTTTCGCAATGTTTCCCGTTGCATCATCGCGAAGTGCATTGAGAATATTAGCTCGGAGATTACAAGACATTAGTACAGTTCCTCTTCTTTTTCAGATTCAATAATTACATCCGATGTTGGATATGAGACGCAGGTAAGTAAAAATCCTGCTGCTAGTTGATCATCATCAAGGAAAGATTGCTCACTTTGATCAACTGTTCCTTCTACAATTCTTCCTGCACATGTAGAACATGCTCCAGCACGACAAGAATAGGGCATATCAACACCCGCTTCATCTGCTGCGTCAAGAATGTATTGATCATCGGCACAATCAAAAGTAATTTCGTTGCCGTCAGGTTGTTTAATGATTACGTTCATTTGTATAAAATTATTAATTTGAAGTATTATATATTAGCGATCGTTAGCAGCTCTTACTTCAGATCTGTTGATTTCAAAACTTCCGCCAGGATAACGCTTCTCCAATTTCTTTACGTTGCGTTGGATTACCTCGTCAAAGGATATATCAAGTGCCATTGTTGCTTGAGCCACATACCACATAACATCACCCAACTCAATGATAAGATGCTCACGGTTATCTTCGTTCCACGGTTTTCCTTGGAAGACCATCTTCTTAATGATCTCAAGGAACTCACCACCCTCAGCATTAATTCCAACACCAGCAGTAAGCAGTCTCTCAATATTGGCACCTTGTCTATCCAGATCACCAATACGGTCAGCGAAATCAACAAAATTTGTAGAGCATTCTGAAGTAACTGCTGCCACAAATTCTTCATAGCGATTAAAGTTAATAGTCATAATAATTTAGGAGTAAATATTTTCTTTTAAAAATTCGTAGGAGGTTGGAAGTTTAAGAACAAATCCTTCTATCATTTTAGCACGATTTTTAAAATCTTGGTATAATTTATCGGTATCTTTTCCGAAAGTACTCTTTGATCCTGATTCTAATACACCATAAAGATAATTTGCATATGGAACATGTCCCATACCCGCCATGATATATGCAATACCATTTTTTTCAGGATCCCATCTGTGTGCTAGAGAGTGAAATTGATGTATGTTTTCATACCAAACTGTTGATCCATTTTCATATGAGAAATGCAGTTTATTCTCAGTAAACAATCTTGGATCAGAAAGTTTAAACCAATCTTTAATTTCAGTTTGGTATTTCCAATATGGAGTATCAGATCTTTGGGAAAGTTTGTAGTGAAGAGAAACAAAATACATGTATCCAGTCACAACTAACTGACATGCATAGTTGTAAGAATCTCTATCAAAACCAGTAATATTATAGTTACGTCTATCAAGAATTTCAACTAGTTGTTGAATCATTTCATGAGTAGAAACAAGTCCTGTAGATTCTAATGGTTCAATAAAACCAAAAGCAAGACCAACTCCCACTACATTCTTAACCCAACCTCTTTCTCTTACACCATGTCGGATATTGATCTTACGAATTTCAATATCTTCATTGCCTACATGTTGTTTGAACTCTTTTTCTGCATCATCATCACTGATAAAATCACTAGAGTAAACATATCCAGATCCCATGCGATTCCACAGAGGAATATTCCACGACCATCCACTGTTTAATGCTGTGCAATTAGTAACATTACGAATCTCTTTAGTTTTATCTTTATATGGTAGATGAGTTGCAATAGCTCTATCATTATCCAACCATGGTTTAAAAGAAATGAACTCTGATCCCATTTCTTTTTCCAAAAGTAAGGATTTAAATCCTGTACAATCAACATAAAGATCTGCAGAGTACTCAGTTCCAGAATCACCTACTAAAGAAGTAATGAATCCGTCTTCATCTTTTTTTACAGCAACAACATCGTCAATGTAATGTTTTGCTTTCTTACAAAAGCGGTTTTTAAGAAACTTTCCAAAAAGACTAGCATCAAAATGATATGCTGTTTCTCCTTTAAAAGAAAATGATAATGAATTATCAGAATTGGTAGTCATCCTATTATGTTTTGCTAACCAATAAACATGGTTCGTAAACTCACAAAAAGAGTCTGGTTCTAAGTCATATTTTGCACGGACAACAGACCAAGCACCGAATGATTCTTCTGTATGAGTTCCTCCAAATGGATACTCAAACACTTCACCATTACCATCCCTAAAGTTAGTAAACCTAATTGAAGTTTTATAAGTGGCATTGCAATGTGGCATCCACTCTTTGTCTTCAATACCAAGAATTTGAGTCAGATAATCGTTAAATTTGGTAATGGTAGATTCCCCTACCCCAACTGGATTAGAATTCTTCCCCTCAAGAACAGATATTTTAATATCTTTACCAAATTTTTTACACAAAGCAGCAGCAGTCATCCAACCAGAAGATCCGCCACCGACAACCATAATACTTTTAATCTTCATACATTCCACTCAGCAAATTTAGATAGTCGGTTTTGTGTTTGTGTAAATTGCGAGAACTCTTCACCAGGGTCCTCTTGATTGATGTTGATGTCTGAAGCATCCTCCGCTACATCATACAGCCTCATCTTGGATCTGTCAATTCCCACCATGAATTTTCTTGAGGCAGCAGTTTCGTTGTATCTGTTCTTAAGTTGTTTGACCATGATGCGACCCTGTTGTTCAAGTTCATCAGTACTGATGAGAGCAAACATAAAATCAGCAGTGGCAGGCAAACCAAAAGACTCAGAAGTATCGGTAAGGTCAGGGTCAGAATTGCCGTAACCGCTACGAGTAGTTTGAGTAGCTGTGACAATAGGAACATTACATTCCACAGCAAGACCCCGAAGCTCCTCAGCAATCGCCTTGACATACGTGTAAGAATTGACAATAGCACCTTTATACCTCGCTGATGCACAGATGTTCAGATAATCAATGTAGATTATATCTGGTTTGAAATCTCTCTTGAGAGATAGATCACTTATAAGTGATTTGAAGTGACCCGCATGTGCTGATGCTGTGGGATACTCTTTGATAATAAGTTTGCCTCTAGTCTTCCTAGAGATCTCTTGAACTTTAGAATTGAAGATAACTTCAGGTAGTTCAGCAATATCTTTGATAGAAACATTTAAAAGATTTGCGTCAATTCGTTCAGCAATTTTCTCCTCTGCCATTTCACATGTAATGTAGAGTACGTTCCTGCCCTGAGTGAGCGCGGCACCAGCGCAATGGCACATGAATAGAGATTTCCCGACACCTGTACCAGCAAGAGCGACACTGAGAGTCTTGTTAGAGATACCACCTTTCGTGATGTAGTTAAACTTTTCCAGATCAAAGGGAACCTTTTCTTCTTTGCGGTGGTAGAAATCATAACGGTCTTTTGCTTGTTCAATGTAGTCGTGTCCTATGTGTTCGTCAAACGATACTGCGAGAGCCTCTTGTAAGATACCTGGGATCGCATCCTTTGATATTTTTTTATCGCCTCCGTCTGCGATTTTGATAGAGGACATAAGGGCGAGATAGATTGCTCTGTCTTGACACCATTTTTCGGTTGCATCAAGGAGCCATTCGTAATCAACCCATTCATCTGTGAGTCCTCGTATCGCCTGTAACGTATCTTTAAACGATTCGTCAGTAAGATCGTTACGATTCTGGACATTAATCGCCAAGACCTCTTGAGTAGGAACTTTATCGTACTTACCAGCGAAGTCCGAAATTTCCTCAAAGATAACTTTTTCATGATACTCTTCAAAATAATCTGCTTTTAAGAAAGGAACTACCTTACGATAATACTCTTCAGTAAAGATGAGATTACGTAAGATAGTTTCTTGGATGCGCTCAGTTGCCATAGGAAAATTCTTGCTGTGCTGCTTCTTCAAGTCTATTCATTACTTCTTCTGTAAAATACTTATCCGGATCTGCAAGAATTGATTTAGGATAAACAGAACTACCGTCAATCTTAATACGATTACCAACTTTCTCAAAGACTCCGTACTTTTCACCCAACTCTAGTAGTCCATAATACTTATCAAGTCCACGCTCATCATAAAATAAACGGGTCTCAACTTTACTTCCTTCTTTTGTTAAGCGAGACTTCTTTGCTTCACATTTAATAATGTTACCTACAAGTTCTGTACCGTCTTTCTCCTTTTTCTTACCCAAATAGATGATAGTAGAGGCAGCGTACTTAAGACCTGTACCACCTCCCATCTCCTTCATTGGCACATAAGACCCAATCACATCATAGGTGTGGTTAGTGACGATCATAGGCACCTGTGCTTGCCCTAGTTTGAGGGTAAGCACCCGAAAGGCACCTTTGATTAACTGACTCTTAGTCATGTCCCTGACCTGTTTGTCATTGGCAACGTCTTCCATCTCTTTAGATGTAGAAAGCATGCCAAGAGAGTCAAGAACAAAGAGCATAGGCACTCTTTCATCCTTAGGTTCTTTTACATACTTGTCTAGAATACGACAAGCTTGTGTTCTAAACTCCTCAATGGTAGCAACAGGCATGATAATCATTCGCTTACTATCAATGCCCCGTTCCTCAATCATGTTACGAGAGATAGCAGATTCAGATTCAAAATAAATGACTCCGCCTGTAGGATTAGCAGCAAGGAAATTACGAACGACACTAAGAGCAAAAAAAGTCTTCCCCGTGCTTGATTCTCCCGCAAGAGCGGTGACTTTGTTTGAAGGCAAACCTCCAAAAAGCGAACCACTAACCAGGGCGTTAAAAATATAAGACCCAGTATCAACATAACCGGTAATATCACCAGCAGCAACCCCTTCACTAACAACGCTAGCAAATTCATTTCCACTATCTTTAATTACAGAATCTAAAAATCCCATTGTGTTGCCTCATCCTCGTAAAAGTTTACATAATTATAAGATTGCCGCATGAGTTTAGCAAACCCAAGAGCAACTTTGTAGTCCTCAAAACATTTAATGTCTTCTGGTCCTACTTGTCCCACGACATGGTTTGTCCATGTGACAACATAGATTTTCTTGCTCACTCAAAGAAACTCCCAATAGACACGGACTTTTTATGAGACCATCCTATACATTGTAGCACATTTTTGAGCGGTTCCAAGAACGACTTTTCAAACTGTGTCTGATAATCCACGTAGTTTTCCAACCCAAACTCTTTTGGCAAATCTCCAAAGAAACTGACCACATTTTCATGAAGTGGGTTTGGTGTTCTAAGATACATGAATTTAATCTTCTCACCTTCTTGAATCAAAGGATGCTTGTTTTCAATATCATGTTTCTTGACATAATAATTATACAACAATGCACCCCTCACCGCAATGGGTGTTCCTTTCTGATAAATCTCATTCGGGTGGCGATATTTTGCCAAGTTGTTAACTCCTCTGGGGAAGGCAACTTCGTTATAGGGTCGTTCCCTAGTTTCTGTTCGGACAACATTGATAAAATTGATAAGTTCATCATTTGTCTTGCCGATAATAATCTTGAACGCTGCATACAACTTGTCTCTAAAATATGCTGGTGTAGATGACCTGGCAGTTTCCAAACCCATGATCT